GTGCAGACCCTCCAACCCCTCGCGATGCCCGATCACACAGTCCGCGCCAGAGAGCTGCACGCCGTCAACGGCCACGACGTCCGCGCCGCCTCGAATGCCGATCTGGTCCCACTGCATGGTCGCTGCGACCTCGTGAGGAACCCCGTCGTCGGCGAATCGGAAGCGGAGCGTGATGGTCTTCCTCTCGATGTCCGCCGAGGCGTCCGCCCGGATGCTGCCGGCGTCGAAATGGTGCGGGTCTGGCGGACAGTTGCCCTTCCAGTGCCGCGGTGCAATGGTCGCGATCTGCTTGATCAACTGGTCGACCTTCGCCGCTAGCTGAGTGACGTCCAGCTGAGTAGTGCCCATCGTTTGCCTCCTCCTGCCGCGATCTAACGGTTCCCGTGCAGTGCCAAACCGAGTATGCCCGTCACGAACCCGAGAACGGCGGCGAACATGGCCGAGATGAGGAACCGTCGCGAGTCATCCTGTTGTTTCTCCAGCGAGCTGATGCGCACCTCGGCCCCGCGCAGGTGCTCCTCCAACGCGGCTAAACGCTGCGCCGCCTCGTGCTGCCCGCGAGCGATCTCCGGCAACGTCGAGACCTTCTCCTCGATGCGCGCCAGCGTTACGCCGTTTGCGTTGACCGTCTCGATGAGGCCCGGCATTGCCTTGCCGAGCGTGATTACTTGGTCGCAAAGTTCTTTATTGTCGGCCAATGGACACATTCCTCCAATGGTCATCCTGCGCCTCCCCCGTCGCGGGAGTTCTGGACGTTCGCGCTGTCAGGTCCAACGCCGGTGCACTCACGGCGGGTATCACAGGCGACAGAAGCCCGCCCCGGGCCATCTGAGTCCGGAAACGGGCTTCGCAAAGCCGCCTGTATGCTGTTGCAGTCATTGTACGCCCTATGCGCGTCTATGTCAAGACCGAATCCGCGGTGAGCCTGAGCCAGTTCGTGCCATCACAGACGACGGAGGCCGCGCGCGCCGTCACGATCGTCGGACCCGTCCCTGTCGCGCCCTTGACGACGACCGACTGCCCGCAGGTATTGACGATCCACCTGCGCATACCCGCCGCGAGCGGCATGAGCAGATTGTGCGTCGTCGTCCACCCGGAGTGCGCCACCAGAATGACCTCGCCCGCGTACTGTGCCGGCAGGACCGTGTAATCAGCGTCCGGGAGGCCCCCGGTGATCGACGTGAGGCCGCCTGGGACGGCAACGACTGAGCTCCCCATCGCCCACTGTTTGTAGGCCGCAACGGTCGCGTTTCCTCCCGAGGCTGATACCTGCGCGACAATCGCCGCCGTGTAGGCCGAGTAGCCCGTCGGCGGAGTGGTCGTTGACGTCTGTCTGATCACGCCGTCCGAGCAACCCCAGAGGTATGTCGTCGCATTGTCCGGCACCGTTACCACGGTATCCGTCGTCACGAGCCAGACCTGCCGCGCATACCAGACAGATCCCGCCGGGATCGTTACGCCGAGACCAGAGGCGGTGCATGCGAAGCCGAGCACCACTCCCGCCGGGAGGCAGTACATGGCCGGAGCATACGCGTCGCCGAGGTCCGCCTGCAGTCCCGCTGCCGAGACCGCGTCCCCTGTCGTGTAGTTCCTCACGCCCGCCGCGGTTACGGAGGTCGGCAATGTTCCGCCAAGAGTGGTTATCGCCATGAGTTACACCAGCCTTTCTGTCCAGGTTTCGCCGCTGTCGCTCGACGAGAGGACCTTCGTCACGCTCCCCGATGTCGTAACGAGCGCCATTCGCGCATACCGTCGGTCGTAGGCACAGTCCAGGAGCGTGCCCGAGATCGACAGAGAAGTCGCAGCCGTCCACGAGCTCATATCCGACGCGTCACTACAGGTCCGTCGCTGGATTGCTCCGCCGGATTCGTAGAGGAGCACCCATAGGCCACGAGCCAGGTCGTGCTCGATCACTGCCGAGTTTGCAGTCATGCTAAATAGCTCCTGGGTGGTGAGACCGCCATCTTTGCCGTAGCAGACATGGTACGTATAGGGCGGCGCAGTCGCCGGGGTGATCCCCAGCATGAGCAGTGAGCCGTTGTGCGGGTTCGCGCGCAGTCGCGTCCACGTGTACGGGTAGTCGGTGCTCTTCATGAGCGCGGCGAAGTCCCACGCATGGGAGGTCTTGACCTTCTTCGCGTCCGACGCATGGAGCCAGTTCCTAGGGTGATCATACTCGACGCAGCGATAGGCGGCGGGCGTCGCTACCGAGAGAACAACCCGCTGTCGCTTGCGATTGTGCCAGGTCGCATAGGCGAATTGTGCCCCTGCCGCGGTTCTGATGGACCGCTCGCCCCGTCCGAATGGCGTGCCGATCTGCCACCAGCCGATAGAATTCGTCGTACCGGTCCCTGCGCTGTCGTTCGTGACCGTGTCCGTGTTCGTTACCATCTGGGCGTTGACCGGTACGCGCGGGTCGCCGCCGTAGACGAGGCCATGCCCGCCGCCGCGCAGAACTGCCGCCGCAGCGAGGTAGATCGTGTCGCCGTATGCGCCCGTGTTGGTCGAGCTGAATGAGAACGCGTCTCCGCAGCCGGGGTACCAGTCGATGCGGTCCACACATACCTGAGCATATAGGTCCGCCGTCTGGGATGGCGCGCCCGCCGGGATATCTGTGCCAGCCACCCAACCGGTGCCGGGAATATAGGCCCACCCGCCGCCGCGAAGCCAGCCAAGGTATCGGTTCGTGTTCAGCCAGTCGCTGAGTAGGCCTGTCCCGTCCGGAGGGTCGCTCACGATGGAGCCGGTGATCGTCCAGCCAGGATAGGGCGGCCACGGCTCCAGTTGTGCGTTACCGGTCGTCGATAGGAGTGTGCTGATGGGCACCTCGTACATTTCGTAGTCTGTGCCTGCCGACGACGTAACGGCGATTAGGCGCGCGTGTCCGTCCTCGAACGACTGCCGCCCGTCTGACATTCCCAGGATGCCGCGCACGATGTAGGTCTCGCTCGTGACGCCCTCGCTGATCTGCGCCGACTGTTCGAGCACCCAGTTCGCCCGAGACGCCATGCAGGTAACGTTCGTTTTGCTCGCCCACGTGACCTCCATATTGATGATATGGTACGTTTGCGAGTTTTGCAGGCCGGTAATCTCCAGTTGGTCGCAGCTCGTGACGCCGGAGTAGTCCGAGTCAACCGTCGGGAGCGGCCAGCGAGTGTCCCAGGTGTCGACCGCCGCCGTCGCGCTGTCCGGGTTGCACAGGTCGAGGATCGGGTAGCCGAGACTGAGGTCGATCGGCCTGCCCTTCCAATCGTGTGCCCACGTTTTCGTCGCACCAGTCGGGGAGTAGAGTGTGACGGTTATGCCCGGCCCGGCGGGGCCCGTCATGACGAGCTCCATGACGCCCTGCGAGAGGTTCGCCCAACGGTTCGTGAACGTTCTGCGAACGCCCTGCATGCCACTCGCCGCCGTGTCGATCCTGATCTGCGCGTTCTCGATGGACAGGGCCGCGCCGGCCAGCCCGTACCACTGGCCCGCCAGGTTGCCTGTCGGAGCGAGTGTCGAGCAGTTATCGAAGGTAAATATGAAGTTTTTCGCGGTGACTGCGCTGAATGTCGGCCAACAGCGGAACCTCACGTAGATGTCGTCGAGGTCCTCGCCCAACGCCGAGAGAGTGTAGGCGTCACCATCCACTGGACCCTGCGACAATGCGGCGAACAGGGGGCAACGGGTGTCCTCAATGCCTACGGTCGGCATTTGGACGCCGTCCCGGTTTCCGACGATTGTTCCATGGAAAATCTGAGTGCCGGAGTTGCTCCAACCGTCCGAGATGAGCGACCGTTTGCCGAGGTGCTGATTGTCCTCGTCGATTAGTATAGCTACAGAGCCAGGATAAGAGACGTCGTAGGCCTTGAGCGCCCCGGTGATCGAATAGGAGCGGTAGTAGCCGACGTCTACCTGCAGATGAACGTTGGTCGACTGGAGCAGGTTCACGGTTGTCGCGCCGGCGGAGGCGGATACCGTGCAGTAGCTATCTGAGTAGGAGTAGTTGGGAAGGTACATGGGCACCGTACTGCCGCCGCCCTCTATCGTCCAGGTAATCGACGTCGAGGCCGTCCGGGCGACTGCCGTGAGGTCCTGCGTCACATAGACGCTGTAATCGACCTCGTCCGCGGTTGTCACCGGGGCCGAGTAGGCAACCGTCGTACCATTCGCGGTGACGCTCGTTGTCATCTGGCCGCCTACGACCAAGCGCTCGAAGAGCCGGAGCTTGTAAATCGGGTGCCCGACGTACTTATCGCGCGTCAATAGCGTTGGGTCGGCGCATTCGGAAACCGGGACGGGCCGGTTGCTGATGTCGTCCCATATCTCGCGTGTGATCTCGACGCACTCCTCGACCGGTACCGTGAACAGGATTGGGTCCCTGATCGGAATGACCTCATCCATGCCGGACGCGGTCGAAATGGTCTGCGTGCTGCTCCCCGTGCCGTACCCGGCCTGCAGTGTTAGGTTCGCTTGCCCAGGCGGGAACTGGTTCACGACATAGCCGGTCAGGCGAACCCACGCGCCCCATGGAGCCTGAGCGTAGATCACCGGATAGCTCCACGTAGGGATGTAGGTACCATTCATGAGCACCGTGTGCCATTCTACGCCGCTCGTGATCGCCCCGCGCAGGGTTAGCGTCCGCGTCCGGCCCGTTCGTAGGATCATTTCAAGATGTCCGGGCCGCCAACCGCCGAGTAGCCCGCGAGGAAGTAGAACCCACCGCTAACCGGGTCCTGCAGTCGCGAGGTATCCGGCGTAACGGTGAGGCTCGACAGGCCACTCGCTTGGCGTTCAAACACCTGATCGGCGGCGGTGTGAATGACCGACGGCAGGCGGCCCGCCGCGCGCTCCATGATCCGCTGGTTGGCCCGTCGCATTGCCCGTCTCGCGGCTGCTGAAGCGATCATTGCAACGCCTCCCAGACCGAGTTGAGCTCTAGCACCTCCGTTTCCACATTGTTGCGGTCCACGGTCACTGTCCTGCGTTTGATCCAGAGGATATCCGCCTCGGCAGGTCTGCCGTTCGGAGCGTCGACGGCAAGCGGCGTACCCGTCGTGTCGAGCAGTTTGACGGGCGTACCCGGCGTGAGGAGTGGCTGGTAGATCGGTATCGAGATTGTGCCCACAAGCATTCTATGCATGATCATGTCAAACAGACGCCGCGCCATGACGTCCAACTGTTTCTGGTCGTCAATCGGGTACATGGGGATCATGACCGGGATGTTCCGCCCCGCATAGTCGAGGCTTGCCGGGTTGCCCGCCGCCGGGTTCTGAAGCTTGGACGTGATGGCGATTGTCGTCGAGCCGCCCGTTGACACCCCCGGCGTGTTGGTGATTGGCATGGCCGTCGCGCGCCCGATGAGCAGGAGCGTCGTGCCCTCCGGTGGCTCCGGGCGCAGGGTCGTGTCGTCGCCGTATTGCCAGACGCGGTTGTTGGCGTTCGCTGTACCAGGTCGGGGGTCGAGCGTCCAGTAGGCGGAGACGTCGCGCGAACGCTGAACAATGGACCATTGCCCGGTGTCCCAGTTGTACGGCATCTTCCAGTCCACGAACTGCGCCCGCAGGAACAGAAGCAGGGTCTCCAGCATCTGCTCCAGACTGTCGCCCTCCCTCGGTGCGAACTGCCACGATAGGTCTGGCGTCATGATCTTCGGGAGCGTGACGGCGTTCACGGCATCCGGCACAGGCGAGATGGGCGCAAAACCCACCGTCGACAGTATCTGGTTGATGGCGTCGCCCACCGGCATGTTGTCCTGTCGCGGCGCCCACAGGACCCGGACCTCCTCGAACCGGCTCCAGATATCCTGCAGGGTCCACTCGGCGATGTACGCCCACGGCCCCGCGCCGCCGAAAGGTTTCAAGGTCGGTTTGCGCGCAATGCCACCAAATAACGTGCTCCACGTCGCGTTGTCCGTGCTCTGCTCCAGTTTGAACACCGTGTCGGCCCGCTCGGCAATGCGTCGCGCCGCTGGGGTCTGCAGAAGCGTGACGGCCCGACCCTCGAACCGATCCCGCTCATCCTGTGACCATTCGAGGTGCAGGAGGCGATCCGCGGTGCCGTCGTCGCTCACATTCGCCAGAACGATCGGCGTCGTGTTCCGCGTGGTCTGCACGGACGGTTTGTAGGCCGTGTAGCCGGTGACGAACGGCGTGAGCCAGTTGTTCGTCGTCGTGAGGGTCAGTTGCGCCCGATAGCGATGACTGCCGGGATCGTATGGCGTGCCATCGACGTTGTTGGCCGCGGCTGAGACATGCGTGCCCGGGGGCTTGATGTAATAGGGCGTGATCGTGATGGGCTGCGTGGGCACAGGTATGCCGAGGTCGCGCGGCTGATCGACGTAGATGCCGCTCGTTCCGTAGCTCACCCGCCCCACGGCTACCCTCGCTATCGCCCACGGGTTCAAACCGATGTGGACGGAGCTCTCCTGCGTGATGTGAGGGACCCCTGATGCGTCAAACGTCGTCGGGAGCCGGACTAGATGGCCCTTGTAGGTCCACAGTTCCGCCCGGGCCGCTCGTGCTGGGGCTCCCGGAGCGACACGCTTAGCGTGAAAAAGCAAGCCCACGCCCGGTACCGGGATGAAGGAGATCATCCCATGCTCAACGAGGTCCTCGGGCCGCCCGAACGAGAACTCCTCCACGAGCGTCGGAGCCTTGGTCATATCGCTGCGGTCGTAGAGGACGACCCGGCATCGGCCTCCCTGCCCGAGATGGACGCCGATGTTGTCCCACTGGATGAAGAACCAGTCTTGCTTTCGTTGAAACTCGTCCGAGAGGGGCTTGAAATAGAACGTAAACCCTTCGTCTGCCCGGAGCGTCTGGGTTGTGTGCAGTGCCCAGATGAGCTTATCTTGAAGCGCTTCCTGCCCGACAATCATGAAGATCGCGATGTCTACCAATAGCTCGATGAACGACACACTGCCCCCAGCAGGCAATATGGGCGAGAGAGACGGCCTGCCGTCCGAGTCGAACGATACCCGCCAGTAGCCTTGCTGATAGCTGTAGCCCGAGATGGGCAGGGTGTCCGACGACGCGCCCGTCGTGTCGTAGTTGGGCCGGAGCATGACCAGATGGGTGATCGGGTCCTGGTAAACTGTTGGTGTAGTTTCGCCCTGGCGCAGGAAATCCGTACAGTGAAATGAGGCGAGGTAACCCGCCTCCGTAGGCCAGACGTACGGTTGGTCCAGCGTCAATCGCCAGTACACAGGAGGCTCCTATGCCACGCTACACTGCTGCCGACCTACTCGTCGACCTGAACATTCTCGCGGTGTTCTGGGTGTGTCTCTTCGTTTTCGGTGCGCTTACTCCGCGCATGATGTTCCTCACCGGCTTTGCGATCACCGTGGGATCGTATCTCAGACGACTGCGACGCGACGTCGACCCCACGGACGATCCAAAACCCTAGCCGGCGACCAGCAGAACGTCGAGCGCCTGGCTGCCCGTGCCCGTGAGCGCGATGGTCTTCACCGTCGAGCTCACTGCGGGTGTCGACGCAGTGACGGCCGCCTGCGGGCCGAACAGAATCTCCTGCCCTGGCTGCAGCGTGATGGAGAACGTCGTACCCAGCAGGCCATAGGGGTTCGTCCCGCCCTGAGCAATGGTGATACTGTTCGCGTTCGTGCTTGGGTTGCGGAACTTAGCCGCGACAACCTTCTTCCCGTTGAACGACTGCGTTGCGCCGCCGAACGATGGCAGGGCAGTCAGGTCGATCGTCGCTGCCCCAGACGAAAGGGCCTGCTGAAAGTCGGCAACGGCATTGCAGGCCGGCGTAGTGGTCGGCCCATAGACGTCGTCGCGCCCGACGGTAACGCCGCCCGAGAACAACGTGTGGTTCACGACCGAGGTCGGCGCGATGGCCGCCCCGCTCGGTACCTCGACCACGTCCAGTTTGCCACGGTAGGTAACGCTTTGAATAGCCATTGTATCCCTCCTAGACCCCGGATAGGGTCGCCATTGCCCTGCTCAGGTTGATTTGAGCCTCGATGTCCGATGCCCCGCGGCGCGTTCGAACGCCGCCCCCGATGACCTGCATGCGTAGCTGGTCCATGGCGTCTGCGGTGCGCTTCGTATTCTCCGCGGTCTGTTTGGCCGCGTCGTCCTCCGGTTTTGGCTGGTAGTTCTCCCAGATGCCGTAGCCTGCCCCGAGCGCCGCGCCGATCGCTGCCCCCCATGGGCCACCGACCATGAACCCCATCGCCCCAGCCTCAAGAGCGCGCCCGGCGATGTTCATCGCGGAATACCCTTTGCCCTGCTTATCAGACGCTAGGAGCTCTCCGCCCATACCTATGGCGAGTGGAAGGAACGCGCGCGCTATGCCCATGAGAGCGACCCTTAGACCGCCCCCTGCGAGCAGGCCCTTCATCGCATTGAACCCGCCCTTGCCCAAAGCGCCCCAGCCGAGCGCGGCCCCTGCACTCGACGCGGCGGCCCCGCCGCCTGCTATTGCTGCTGCGGTCGATGTGCCGGCCAGCATTCGCAGTTGCATGTTCAGGCGCACCAGGCCGGCGTACGCCCCTTGCAGACTGGCGATCAACGATGGCCCTATCCTTATGATCCCAGCCAGAATGAACACGAAACCCGCCGTACCGCCGAGATACTCGTTGAGGTCATGCAGACGCTGCGCCGCCCAGGTCACCGCCCGCGCGATTGCGCCGAGCACAGGTATGAGCATCTGGCCCGTTGGGAGCATGATCTGCGCCAATGACTCGCCCAGGTTCTGGATCACCCCTAGGAAGCTCATCGTCGCCGGGTAGATTTTCTCCATGCCCTTGATCAGTAGCTCCATCGCTCTCGGGCCCTGCAGCGCCCCAAACGCCATAGACGCCCGCGCAGTAGCATAAGGGCCGGTCCCGAAGTCGCCTAGCCCGGCGGCCTTCGCCACCCGAGCGATGTCGATCCCCTTCGCGGCGAGCGACATGATCGTGTCCTGCCCTGCCGGACGGAACGACGAGCCGAGCGAGGCGAGCGTACGCGCCACGTCTCCGACGTCCGCCTCGCCCCAGCCCTGCGCCGAGCCGACTGCCGCGAGCGTTCGTAGGGTCGCCACCGCCTTGTCGCCATCGTGAGTTACCGCGGCGAGGCCCCGCGCGTAGCCGATGAGCGCCTCGGTCCGGTACGGCGTCTCTGTGCCCATCTGCCTCAGTTCACGCATGATCTTGTGGGCCGCCTGCGCGGAGCCGAGGATGGACTTGAAGCCGATCTCGATCCGCTCGTACTGGGCCGCGAGGCGGACACCGGCGAACGACGCCGCCGCCGCGCCGAGCATGCCAATGCTGGACGCGAGCGTGTTGACGACGCCCATCGCCTGCACGGCAGGAAGTTTGATCGACGTGATCGACGCGCCCAGGTCCTTCGTTGACTGCTCCGCCGGGTCCGCCTGTTTCTTGAGGCGAGCGGACGCCTGCCCGACGTCATCAAGGGCCTTGGTCGTGCCCTCATCCTGTATCGCTACGTTGATGAGCAGTCGCCCTAGTTGCTCGTCGTTCATGTTCTCACTCGTCCGGTTGCTCGATCCGCGCCACGGCGGCGAGCGTGATCAGTTCCCGGGCCGGAATGCCCCGCAACTCGCACGGCAGGCGGTGCAGGTAACGTAGGCACAGTATCGTCCAAGCCCCGTCGGTACTGTGCCTCAGCTGTTTACCCGTTCGTCCAGCACGGTCTCGTCACCCGCCAGGAATGGAAACGCCTCAGACCACGCCTGCCGGAGCCGCAGGTAGGCGCGGGGCTTAGCCAATGCGAGCCTCATGAACAGATCGCCCGCCGTCAACGGAGACGGATCCCCGGTGAACGTCAGCGCCAGCAGGGCGACCTCCATGCATCCGCCCTTGGGCATTTGCGGGTAGGCGCGCCTCAGACGTTTGGCGTCCTCCTGCACTGCCGCGAGCCGCGGTACGTCGGGCTCCTGAAACGTGAACACTGCCGGCTGCCCGTCGAAGAACTCGCTCAGATCGACGGAACATGTCGCCAACGTATCCGGCTGCGTAGACTGCAGAAGCGCGCCCAGACCGGTAGTCGTAATCATCGATGCGTCACTCATCACCAGTAGACCCCCGTGTACACCCAGCCCTCAATGCCCATCTTGACCTCGACCGTCTCGATCGTCTCGCCGTCCTCGATGGTTTCATTTGCGCGCAGGATCATTCCCACGTACGAGCGGTTCTGCACCATCGAGGAGACCTCCTTCACGTCCACCCGAATGGCCAGCCCGGCGCACGACGCAAACTGCGGCCCGCTATCACTGACCTGCAGTTTGAGCCTCACGGTCGCCGCGCTCCGCTTGTATCTCGACTTCTCCAGGCCGTCTCCCAGGCTCGTGACGTCCCCGTCGATCGCCGATTCATCGAGCTCGATCGACTTCGCGAGCCATTTCTGCGATTGCGCCGCGTTGAAACTAATGGTCTGCCCATTGACGACCCCACCGAGGCTCGTCTGTACCAGGCAGTCCTGCCCGATCAATCTGTACGCCATGATGACCTCCTCACCCGACCGGGCGGTACCTGACCCGGTAGATCGCGCCTAACTCCGAATGTCGCGTTGTGCCCAGCATGACGTCCGCCTGCTCGAACACACTGTCTGTAGCTACGTTCAGCCTGTAGTCGGTTCCTACGACCACCTGCTTGTTGAGCAATGCATGCACGCGGTCCATGATGGGCTGCAGTGCCGCCGTGCCCCCTCCCTCGCCGATCACCGTCACCCTGTAGCGCATCTCGACCATTGCAAGCCCGTCGTCGATAGCGCGCACCGCCTTCGGCAGTCCCTCCGGCGCGTAGACGATGAGCGGAGCCGGAGCCTCGGGGACCGCCTTCATGCTCCAGACGCCCTGCACCATCGCCATGAGCGTGACGTCGCCCGTGAGCGTCGCATAGAGCCAGGCGTCCACCTCGGCAGTCGGGCTCATTGCTCCAGGTGCCTCCGCAGAATGTCAATGATCGTCTGCTGGTTGTTCTCGACCGCCTTCCTCATCCACGCGTACTTCCCGTGAAACTTCGAGGCCAGCTCAAGCGGCGCGGCGTACGGCATGTCGGCATGAAGGCAGATCGTGACGAGCTCCTCCGATACGTCGACGACGTCACCATGGATGGACGCCTCCAGCATTCCGGTCGGCGTGTAGCCCTCGCTGTACGGGTTGCCCCACCTATGGTTCGCCTTCGCGTAGGTCTCCAGGTAGGCGGCGATCTCCTGCGCGGCGTCCAGTTTCGCCTGCAAGAGGCGGCGCTTCTTGGCGTCGATGTTCGCGAGCAGTTCCTCCAGCCCCCGTACGCTCATAGCACCCGCTCCACGCTCAGTTGCACGGTCGCCGCGTATTCGTTGCAGTCGATCACCCGGTAGAGGTCGCCCGTCTCGTCGACCAGCCGGTAACGCTCGTAGTCGGCGTCGATACTTGGCGGCATTGTCTCGCGCTTGTAGAAGACCGCCACCTTCGGTATCCGAGCGTGAATGTGAAGCCCGCTGTCGTAGAACCGGAGCGGTCTCGGGTTTGGATTGCGCAGGTAGCCGACCAGCCCGCTCTGCACGGTCGCCCAGTTGTCCATCGGGCCGCCCGTCACATCCTGCGTGACCGTGTTGAACATGAGATCGAACGTCGTTCGCCCGGGATCGCTCACGCTACTGCCCTCAGTCTATGGAACCTGCTGCCAAACCCAGACTGCCTGTCAAACTCCTCGCGCCAGTTGGTGACCTGTGACTGCAGATACCCTCCGCTGCCGTAGTCGTTCGAGACGTCACCCTCCGTCCACCGCGCTACGCCGTCCCGGATCGCGAGGCTCAGTTGGGGAGCCAGCCGGGCCGCCGCGCCGCAGAGGATCGCCCGCCAGGCCGCCTCCGGGACGAATGTCCAGAACCCCCATCGACCCGTGATCTGAATGCTGTTCGGGTACATGGGGCCTACGTTCCCGAACACGGCGAACGGGCTGATGAACGTGATGTAGGTGAACGATTTCTGTTTGGCGGGCGCGTTCGCCGGACACAGGATGTAGTCGGTTCCAGATGTCAACGCCCTGCCTGGATCGGTCGGCGTCACCCCGACCATGAACGTTTGAACGGTTAGGAGGCCCGCTCCGAGCTCCAATACCGGCTGGCCATTGGGTGCAGTCGTGATATCGGCGGGCGAATAGTAGCGCGCCGTCGTCGGATCGGTCGCAGGCGTGAAGAACGGCACATACCCGGTCCGCTCCTCCCACTCCTCGATGGCCGAGTAGACCGCGCCGTCGAGGTCCAGGTAGCCGTTCGGGATCGTGAGGCCCGCCCCCTCGATGAACCTGCTCAGATCGACTCCCGTCGGCATCGCCGTCTGCATGTCACTTGTCCTCTGCCGGGCTGCGTAGCGCCTTATTCTCGCCCGGCCAGATCGCCTTCGCCGCCACCTGCACCCGCGCGAACCGCTCCGGCACCGTCACCGTCCGAGCGTCGTCGAGCTGCAGGGTCGCCTCGTAGTCCTCATCGTCCTCGCCGCCCCATTTGATCTCGATCACTTTGCCGGTTACGCTCACAATGTCGCCAACGCGCGCCATCCTACGCTCCCTGCCGGGTTGCGCCGGGGCCCCTGGACTTCAACGCGAAGAGGCCCCGGCGTTCGTCGCCGTTACGGCTGCTTCTTGTGCTTCACAATGGCGAACACGTCCAGAACAACCCCGGTCGTCGCACCGGAGACGGTCACCACCGGGCGCAGGTAGCGGGCCGGGCCGATGTAGCTCACCTGCTGCACGACCGCAGTGGCCGAGCTGGTGATCGGCGTCAACGTGCCCACCTGGTTCGCGGTTGTGACGTTCGTCCATGTCGCGTTATCCGGGGAATCCTGCAGGCTCAGTGTGTGCGTACCGTCCGTCCACACACCCGGATTGAACACGATCATGTCCGCATCCGTGGCAGACAGGTCGAGTGCCGTGCCGTTCGTCGTGGTGGTGATGGCCTTCGGGCCGATCAGGGGCACCGTCGGCAGTTCCTGGCTGATTGCTCGCAGACTCATTGGTCTATCCCTCCCCCGCCTCTGCGGCGGGTCTGTCGTCTGAACTGGTTGGGAGGCGGGGCCGCGCGTCGTGCCTACGGCCCCGCCTCAGTCATCCTACGAATGCATGATGAGCCGGGAGAACGCCTCACCGAGAACCGGAAGGCCATCCGTTTCCTTGCGGAAAACGTAGCCAATCTGGTTCGTGGCCGCGTAGAGCTCGTAGAGCACCTGCAGGGTCATGGTGAGCGCGTCGGCGATCCAGTATTTGCTGAAATCGCCAAGGATCGCGACGTACTGGCTCGCCGAGATCGTGCTCGGCATGAGCTCCGATTCGTAGATCGGGCGGCCCATGAGCGTGTCGGGGGTCCCGCCGATCAGCGCGGTGCCCTGCGCCACGAACGGGGTCCCGATGAGCCCCGGTTGCCAGATGTACTGGGAGTTGGCATCCTTGAGCTTGCGCACTGCCGCGACAACCGGTCGGCTGATGATCCAGCTCGACCTTTGCCTATACTGGGCCTTCAGGTTGTAGAACGTGTTCATGACGTCGTCGCCAGCAATCGCAGTCGGGCTCGCGGCGGTGACGTCACGGGTCGTCGGAATGCCCTGCGCGGACGGCGTCATCACGCCGAGCGGCTGGTTCGCACCGCTTCCGTTCAGGAACGCGTTCTCCTCGGTCAGCGCGACCATGTACGCCAGACGATCGACCAATACCGTCTCGAAGTTCGGGACTTTGCGGATGAGCGTCCGGCTCAGCTTGAGCAGTTTGGCCATCGGATGCGGCCGCCACTCGCGCTTGCCGACGCTCGCGGTCGTTTCCTCGTTGCCGGTGCCGAGTTCCACCGTCCAGTCAGTAGCCGACGGGTCGGTATCGAGGGCGGGAACGCCGAGGCTATCGGCTGTCGGCACCTCGTAGACGGTGGACAACTGCCGAACGAACATGAGGTTTTTCATGAGCAGCAGGAAATCCTGGATCATCTCCTGCGGCAGAATCGCGAACCCGCCGCCCGTCGGGACGTCAGCCTGGTAGGCCTTTGCCTCCGGGCTGTTCAGCAGTTTCGCGTCCGCCTGCTGGGCCGCCGAGCCATCGTAGCCGGTGCCAAGCGCCTGCTGGCGGAACAATGCGAGTTTCAGCTCCTTCGCGACAGGCGACTGCTGGGCCTTCTCCTCGGGCCGCGTGCTCCCAATCACAGGCTGGGAGGTCTCGGGCACCTTCTGGCCCCACGCCTCCAGCTCATCCGCCTTGCGGAGGCGCTCGATCTGCTTGATGAGACTGTCGCAGTCGGCCATCCGGCTGTCGAACTCGGCCTCCTCATCCGGCGTGAATGTCTCTGGCTTGCCGGCGTGCTTGGCCTGGAGCTCCTGCACACCCGCGAGGGCGCGATTGTAGCGCTCCGTCAATGCATCAATAGTTGCTTTGTTACTCATCTAGGTAGGCTCCTCGCGCGACCGCCAGCGCGATCCTGCCGCGCCGAACGAGGTCGCGAAGTCGTTGCTCACGCTTGAGGGCGAGAGCGGCTGCGTCAGTGTCGTCCGGGTCGTCCTCCTCGCCAGCATCTCGCTGCGGGTACCCGTGTAGTGCTATGGCGACCGCCTGTTTCCGGGAGAATCCTGCGTCCCGTAGGAACTCCTCGAACTCGCGGACCGTTTCAATGCTCTTGACCGCCGAGGCCACCGCTTTCGGGTTGGCCGGGACGGGAACGATGCTAAACTCGTAGAACTCGGCGATCTTGGATATCCCCCTGCACTGGCCCTTGCACCGGGCGATCCCCGGGGCGTCGAACAGGTCCATCGGCGCGCCGGACTGCTCGGCATGGTCCAGCAATGCCTTGCCATTCTCGAAATAATGCACGCCGCTGTCGTAATCTGGCATGAACCCCACGGAGAGGCCCACGGAGAGGCCCCGCTGCATCCGCTCCGCGCAAACCTGCCGGGCCGCCTGCCCATCCGGCGTTCCGTGAAACTCGGCCTTGCAGAGGAGCTCGCCGCCGCGTTCCGCCGCCTCGACGGGCATGGCCACCGGCAGACTGCTCCAGTCGTGTCCGACCGCCACGAACCCGGAGGACCTGAAGTCCTTCAACGCGCCCTTCCAGCACCCCGGATAGAGCACGTCGCCTTGGCGGTCCATGTTGCCCATGACCGCTGCTGCGCCGGCGATCTGGTTGTCGCTGATTTCGACGTCCTTCAGAACGTAGAACTTACTCAGTGGCAGTGGTTGCATCCCGCACCTCTCATATCTGCCAGCACCCGGCGCACTACTCATCTGCCGGTCGTGCATCCAACGCGGCGCTCGCCGGGCCGTCGCCCTGCCGCGCGTAGTAGTCTAGCTGCGTCGTCGGCACCTCGCCGACCTGTGGATCCATCCTAGGCGGGTACAGATTCGGGGCCGCCTTCAGCACCTGGTACGTCGAGCAGATACAATTCGGGTGACTGATCGGAACGTCATCAGGTTGGTAGATCCCCGGCCCAAGCCCGCTGTCGTGCGCTGCGTAGACGTCACATATGTCAGGCTTCGGGTGACCCGAGGACAACGCCCAGCCGATCCCCAGCAGGTAGGGTTGCAGCCCGCCCGTCTGTCTGTCCACCGCGGCCACGTTCGTCGTCGCCCGGTGCGCCTGAATGAGCTCCGTTCGCGCGATCCGCATCGCCACCCACCACGGCGAGTCCTCACCCGCTCCCGTCAACGCGTCGTGCACCCGGTCCGCTGTCTGGGCTGCGCTCAACTGCTCCGCCACGCTTTGCAGGATTGAGTCTTCGACGGCCCTGTAGCCCAGGTCAGTCAGATTGTGCAGTCTCGTACTCAATGTGATCCCGTCCGAGTAGTACCGGGCAGCGAGGCCCTCGACCGTCTGTTGCGCGAGTCTCCCAAACCGTACCGTCACGTGCGCTCCGTCGCTCAGCTTCCACGTCCGGTCCATCTCGGCAATCAGTTCCGGGTCGACGTCTCGCCTCCAGACCATCTCCGCTACCTGCTGCGCCCTGTCTGCCGCCGCCTGCGCCAGCTCCAGCATCCCAGCATCAAGCAGGTCGGCATAATCGCTCGACAGTATCTGCAACTGCTTATCAATCCCGGCGAGTAGCTCCTGTAGCCGCGCGTTGTTGATCATCTGCTCGTCTGTGAACAATCCCTCGCCCAGCACCTCTATCTGAAGAGCGATTTCGCGGGCCGCGGCGTCGTACGTACCCATGAGCCGGCGCAGGTTATCGCGCGTTAGGACGAGTTGCCTGCGCCGGGCCGCCACGAGCAACGCGCGGTACTCCTCCGGCGTCCAGTCGCGCGCGGCCCTACGCTCCGACCGCATCGAGCGCCTCGATCTCGCGGATCACCCGGTCAGCCCAGTCAACCGGCTCATCGCGGGACTGATCATCTGACCCATCACCTTCCCCATCAAGCGCCTTTGCCGCCTTGCTCCGGCCCGCCGCCTCCGCCGCGTCTGGGACGCCTCCGGCAAACTGCGAAAGGTCTGGCGCCTTCGAGCGCAGTTCGTCACCATCCGGCAACGGGTCGAGGTCGAGGTGCAACCGCGCCTCATTCGGCGTTATGATCGGGCCGCCGGCGGCAAGGACCAGCCGTTTTGCCCGCGCGTCCTCATCCGGCTGCAGGGCGCGCACGTTCCGCGTGTCGAACCACATCTGCACGCTCGGGTCGCGATCGAAGTCGGGCAGTAACTGCAGGTCCAGCTCCTCGGAGAGCTCCGCCATCGCGGGCAGGATTCCGTTGTACCACGCGCCGGATTCCGCCTGCTCCCGGTTGTCATAGTGCGTGTTCGTGTCACTCGGCAGACCGACCACCATCGGGTCCAGCATGAGTGCCGCGCAGACCCGGCTCGTCCACTGATTGTTGAGGACCTGCACCGCCATCTGGTCCGGCGAGAAGCCCAACTTCTCGATCTCGAACGGCTCGGCCATGAAGATCGGCTCGCCGCGCCGATCGCCTGTCGTCCGCGCGCGGAGGGCCCGCGTGAACCGCGCCGCCTCGTCGTCATCGAGGCCCGAGATGCCGCTTTCCCTTGGCCCAATCACGAACGGTGTCATCATGAAGTTTTCAATGAGCGCGCTTATGACCGTCGAATACTCATTGTCGCTAAAGACCTGCCGTAGCTGTTGCTTCAGCGGGCTCAGGCCCTTGCGCACGCAGTCCGGATCGACGCCAAACCTGAAATGAACGACGTCCTCTACCGGGTGCTTGATCCACGACCCGTCGACGTACTGCTCATAGTGGGTCACCTCCGCGGAACCGTCGGACGGCCACCGCGGTTCCATCTGGAAATGGGGCACCCATCGCAACTCGACCGGGCGGCCATTGTTCGCCCTGATCTTGAGCCAGTAAGCGTTCCCGTCACAGAGATAGGAGAGCACGGTCGCCTTCCAGAGGCGGCGCCCTCCCCACCGAGGCGCGGGCCGCTGCAGAAGCTGCGCCAGTGGGTGCGTCGGGAGCCATTCGACCGTCTCGCCGTCCGGGTTCAGCCGCTGCGGCATGCATCGCGCCTCGGGAAACGAGAGCATCCACCAGTTGAGACAGATCCCGACGACGCTATTCTTCCAGAGATCGCCCGCCTTCTGAACGTAGTCAAGCTGAGTGCCGGGCAGGTTCCAATACATCAAGTTTTGGCGTCGTCTGACGTTGTACGACGCCTGGTCCTGTCCGCCGATACCCGACCAGCGGAACGCCTTCAATCCGGCTCGCAATGTGTCGCGCACGCTCATCGGCCTATCCATCCGCGCAGCCAGATCGCGGCAACGAGCACGAGCAGACAGGCCGCGCCGATCACGACGAGACCGCCTGCAAACTGCACCATCGCCCAGAGGATCGGGGCCTGCATTCAGTCATCCCCCAGTACGCGCATCCGGCGCGCTCCGGCCAACTCCGCGAATGCGTCCGCGCTCGCGTCTACCTGGTCGTCGTGCAAGCAGCCCTCCCTAAAAGAGCGCAACTCCGACAGGTATGCATGGTTCCACGCGCCGCGGATCGCCCAGACGTTGCCAGCATTGACCTGCGAGGCGAACCCGGAGGCGCGGACCTCCTTCGCGCCAGTCACGGGAGCCGACCGCATGTTGCACCCCGCCAGCATTCGCGCCATGTGCAGAACCTGGTCCTTGCCCGCCTGCCCGGGGTCCTGCGGAATGCGGATCAACGCCGCGCGCCCGTCGACCTCCGCCGCCCGCCGCATCTGCGCATCTCGCTCGTCCGGGGCCCACCTCCCGCGAACGACGTCGAGCACGCCAAACGACCCATCCGCCGCCCGACACATCAGCACGCCCACCGTATAGTCGCCTCCGCCTGCAGTCGCCGCGAAGTCCCACGCCCTGCACATAGCGACAGGAGCCGCCGGCGGATCGTCCACGATTCGAACTCGGTCCGGCTTGAAAATGGAGCCTTCCCTGGGTTGAGGGTTCTGCTGGTAGAGAGCCTCGAATGATCGTTCGCCATCGTTCTGGTCCATGATCGCCTTGATACGTAGCAACGCATCACGATCGTAACGCTCAGGCCACAACGCCTCGCCCGGCGCGCGGCTCAGGGGGTCGTCCTCCTTCGCCAATGCCGGCAGGCTCAGCACCCGCCATCTGTCCGGCTCGCTCGCAATCGCCCGCGCATCCAGCCCGTCCTCGTGCCACGGCGTCATCACGATCACGATCGCGCCGCCAGGGTCCAACCGCGTGAGCAGGTCGTCCGTGTAGTGGTCCCACGCCGCCTCGCGTTTGACGTCACTCTCGGCGTCCTCCCGGCTCCGAATCGGGTCGTCGATCACGATCAGCCGGAACCCCGTACCGGTCGGCGGACTGCCCATGCCTCGGGTCATCATCACGCCGCCCGCCGTCGTGTGCCATTCGTCCGCCGCCGTGCTATCCTGCGCAATCGCAATCCGGCCCTGTGCCAAGTTCCTGGCCTTGCGCCCCAGCCTCCGCGCGAACCGCTCGTTGTAGCCACTGATCAGCACATTCGCGGCAGGGTCCAGCTCCAGCATCCGCACGGCCAGTCGAACCGTCACGTTCTCGGTTTTCCCGTGTCTCGGCGGCATCCTCACGGCGTAGCGGTCGCACCGGCCCTGCAGAACGTCGTCTACGTCGCGCGCCACTCGCCGAATGTGCCGCGGCAGATACCAGCCGTGTGGGTACGTCTGCAGCAGCCAGTCGGCGTAACTCGCGTCACTCGCCGACAGTCTCTTTGCCAGCAGCCGCAGATAGTACTGTTCCCTCAAGCTCCGCGATACGCTGTCGAAGCTCGTCGTCGGATAGGGCAGCGACATCCATCTCCACCTGTGATCGAACGGGCGGGTTGTAGACGTTCGGCCTCTTGTGCTTGAGCAGGAAGATCAGCAGGGTGTCGCTTGATTCGCGGGCCCTCCTGTAGGCCACGTCCTCCAGCATGTCTATGCCACGCTGTTCAGCCTCCGCCCATCGGCGCGCGAACTCCGGGTTGTTGTGGCGGTATAGGTAGACGGTCATGCGGGTTATCCCGGCCGCCGCCGCCGCGTCCGTCACAATCCCGGTATCCGCAAGCGCCTGAAAGAAACGCCCCCACCAGGGCCTTTCTGTGGTATAGTTTGTCATTATAAACTTCTCCGACCTCCAGCCTACCCAGAAACGACAAAAGCCCCTCCGGGGGCGTCGGCCCTCGGCGAGGCTTCGCAAAGCCGCCAATTTTCAGTTGTCGTGCTATTCTACGCGAACCCTGCCGCGTTTGTCAAGCAGAATTTGCAAATCCATCAGACGCATTTGCGAAATGACGGCGCAGACGAGCACCCGATGGTCCCAGCGGACGTACTGGTTGCAGTGTCCGTCCGGGCATCGGCCCGTTCTGACGCCGGTGTACGGGTCCTCCCGCTCATCATGGACGTGCACCGCCAGCATGCCGTTACCCTCCCGCTCGATCAGCGGGCGACCGCAGGCCGGGCAAACTAGGAGCGGGAGCCGGTGCATCACCACCTATGCTCGACGAACGCTATCGGGTACTGATTGAGCTCCTTGTCGCACAGTATAACGCTGTCAGCGCGGTCAAGCATCACCCGAAGGTGCTCAGCCGGTATTATGGCCCACTCCGGGACGTAGATCGTAGCGTAGTTCAGGGTCGATAGATCATCTGGCCACTCGCACTTGCCGTAGACGAGCCTCGATCCGGTGAGCTCGCCAGGGAATGGCGGCGGCTCAATGCCGAAGGTTTCCCACGCGCGCGCCCACTGGTCCTCGTGTCTGAAGTTCCATCCGGATAGATCGGCCTCAACATGCGTGTCGCCGCCTTCGATGACGCCGCGCACCATGTCTCCGTTATCGCGCCGGATGATGACCTCGCGCTGAATGTGTTCTCCATCCGGAGTAGCGCGCATCCAGAGCTCAGTATGCCCAGTCGGGACCAGGTAGTGCAAACAGTAACGGCCATCGGCGAACTCGAACTCAATGTCGTCCAGGCGCGTCTCTATGATCGCCTCCGGGGTCGTCGCCTCGATCTCGGCCAGGCTCGGCCTCGGGTCGCCTTCGGCCCATTCCGCCTCGTCCTGCGGCACTGCCGGGGACCACTGCCACGCATACCCGTATTCGCGGGCGATTCGCAGCGCCATGTTCGCCATCTCGACAGGGCATTTCGCCCACGCCTCCTCCTGGTTCATCCCGCAGCCTCCTCGATCTCCGCCTTGATCGGCTCCAGCAGCTCGCGTAACCGCCGGGCGATCCTCACAACGCGCTCCGGGTCGTCGGACACTACGATGTGCCCCAACGATAACATCCGCCTCTGCTCCGGCGTGCAGCCACCCGGTTTCGCCTTGCCGGGCGCCTTTATCTCGACGAAACACCAGAGCGGACCGGCTATGTGAACGGGCAGGTCGACCATGCCGGGGTCTGAGCCCGACAGATCAGCCCGGTGTTGACCGACGCGCAGGGATTCGAACCCGGCGTAGCCCAACGCCTGCTTCGTCGCCGCAACGACGGCGGCCTCCGGGTTCGTGCGCCGGGCCCTTCCGCCGCGCATCAGCGCAGGTTCATCCCAAACCTTTCGACCGCAGGCGAGACAGATCCAGCCGACGCGAGTCCGGGCCGCAGTTGGCAACCGTAGCGGGCGCATCTCGGCCCCGCAGCATGTCGGCGCGCCGGTGATCATTTCACCTCCTCCGTTTGGGCGAGCCCGTACGCCTCGTAGTTCGGCAGTGGCAGCGGGCCGTCCTGCGGTCGCCAGAGGTGCAGGCAGTACGGGTTGATTCGCGCCTGATTGTGGGACGGGTGATACTGCAAAACCGTTTCGTCCGGCTCCCAGATCGCGTTCCGCACGGCATCCATCTCCAGCCAGGTCGGAGGGCGGTCTCGGAGGCTCACGCTGACGTGGTCCCAGTTACTGCCCAATGAGACGATGATCCCCAGCACCTCCGGCGTCATGCCCATCAGTATCCGTTTCTGCGCCGCGAACCCCGAGTCCGTCCGCTGCAGAATGCGCACGCTGCGAGGGTTGCCCATCAGCTCCCTGATCTCATTGTTCGTCTGGCACTTCCGGAATGACTTCATCGTTCCTCTCCTCCTCCTGCAGAATCGATCCACAATGCCCGAAGAACGCCGCAAACCGCCTGTTCTGCGTTCCTTACTACCCTTCGACCATATCTATTCTCTCCGTGTCACGTAGCGCGAGCATGGGGCATTCGCGCTTGAAGTCACGCCCGCGGCCTGTGTCTCTGCGTCGTTCTCAATGCTTACGGTCTCGACGTTCTGCACCCATGCCTCCCAGTTATCGGCCTCGCCCGAGTAGATCACAGGCGGAATGTGCTCCATGATCCGTATCGCGATCTTGAATGGGTCGACGTCTCCCAAAATGCGGCAATCGGCATTGAAGGTGATTATCATCGTTATCTACCTCGAATGATTTGCAACGCGCGCTACTCAGCAACCTTAGAGTTTCTTAAGGTTCGGGCATACCTCGAATCAGCGAACGTCTCTCGAAGGCGATTATCATCGCTAGCTGATCTCAAATGCAGGGTGTAGGGTGTATGAAGGGAGTACCTATTTTTGCCTTATTTTGAGCTTGTGACTCATATAGTAAAAAACCTAAAAACAGGTACACCCTTCCTACACCCTACACCAACCCAGGATTATCCCTGTCGAGCAATCCGATCCCTTGCCACCGCATTCCATGTTTGCCCCTCACGGAGGAGAAACCGCGCTCAGCGAGCCGGCGGCTGAAGTCCTTGTGGTTCACCGCGCGTTCGCCGCAGATGCGGGCCCATTCGGCGTACGCCGTGTAGAGCTCCGTCGATCCGCAGGTGTACTCGCCCGAGATCACACATCGGTCGTCGAGGAACTCCTTCAACGGGTCCATGTCCTCACGGTAAGCGGACGTCGCCTCGCGGACCTGCGGCGGTGCGCCGAGGCCCTCCCGCTGCCAGCGCAGGCATCCCTCGACCGCCCATGACAGAATGCCGCGCGCCTCGACCTCGAATCGCCGGTCGATCTCGCGCCGGGGAATCAACGCGTCGTCCGGGATGCGCACGGTGAACGGAATCAACGGCAGGCGGTCCCATATCGCCTGGTCGGTGCCGCGTACCCTGGGTTTGTGGTTCGTCGCGAGCCAGATTTTGAAAACCGGCTTGAAATCGAACCACTCGCCATGCAGGAACCGGGCGCTTATCGTGTCGCCCCCTGTCAGGCTCTTTACCATGCTCTCGGCGAGACGTTGACCGTCCTCAGCCTCCGAGGCGTAGACGTACCGGGCCCCGGCGAGCCGGGCAATGTCGTTGGGAATCGTTCCTTGCTGTTTGACCATCAGCGTCGACGTCGGCGTACGGACTGCGTAGGTTCCGACTAGGTTGGCGACAGTTTCGATGAACGTCGTCTTGCCGTTCCTGCCTACGCCGTGCAGGATGAACATCACGCGCTCGTCCGTCAGACCTGTCAGCGAGTAGCCGACGGCGCGTTGAACGTAGGCGCGGGTCTCGGCGTCGGGAATGATCGTCGCGAGGAACTGCTCCCAGTACGGGCACTCCTCGCAGGGGTCGTACTCGACCCCGCAGAGACGCGTCAGGAGCCGCTCAGACTTGTGCGTCAGCAGCTCACCCGTGCGCAGGTCCACCACGCCATTGGCGCAGTTGAGGAGCCACGGGTCGGTGTCGAAATCCTGCATCCGCACCGGTATGCCCGGCTCGGACTGCGCAAGCGCCAGCATCGCGCTACGTTTCGCGTTCGATTCCGAGGAAATGGCGTGTTTGGACAACTCCTCGCGCTCCGACTTGGTCCTGCAGGCCGAGACCTCATCGTGAATGGCCATCACGGTTGCCTTCGCGATCTGCTGGACCCGCGCGTCATCTTGCTCCCAATGCGTGCCGGTCCAGACGTACCATGCCTGCCGGTCGTAGGAGTACCGCAGCTCGTGGCCGTGCCATGCCGCGAGGCGTTCGGCATTGCCCGTGTCCGTCGCCCGGCGTACCTCGGTCTCCTCCGTCTGAACCGGCACCCAAGCCGGCGCCTCCTTAGCCAGTCGAACGAGCTCGGCAAGCGTGCCGCCGGACTCGATCCAATCCGAAACGTCCCCCTTCGGGAGAAGGTTCGGCAGGTGCACGACGCGTACTATCCGCGCCACACCGTACAAGGATCGCGCGACCTCCTGCGCATGTTCCTCGCCTGGCTCGTCGTTGTCGGGCAGGATGATCACGGAGGCCCCGCGCAGGTACTGCGCATACTCGTCCAACCACTTGCCAGCACCGCCAGAGTTGCACGTAGCCACGCAGCCCAATCGCCGAAGGTTGTCGACGTCCTTCTCGCCCTCGACGACGAGCACCGTCTTGCCCTCGCGCGCCCGCGCCACGACCTCCGGCAGGCGGTAGGGGACGCGCTCCACGCCGGTCAGGTTCCATGTCCATCCGCCGTTCGCTGCGGGTCGCCTCTGCTTGAACACTTTCTTGCCGTTGGGGAGAGGCGGGTATCGGAGGACCTGATAGAGGAGTTGGCCGTGTGCGTCGGTGTAGTCGTAGACGACCTGCGGGGGAACGTCATGGCCGTAGTCGTGCTGGGGCGGTTTGTGCCCATTCGTGCTGGGCCGCTCCGCCGGTTTCTCCGGCCAGAGCCCGCGGGCCTGGAGCGCGGCCACCACCGCCTCCTGCGAGCATCCTGCATGGCAATGGACGAGGATTTTTCCATCGCGCTCAGTGACGCTCAAGCTGGGCGATCCGTCGTCGTGCGCCGGACAGTGAACGGACCCGCGGGGGGATCGGCAACTACAACCGGGCCTGTCACACCTGAGAGCATCGCGAATACGGTCGATCTGGACTAGCGAAGGCATCTATACCTCCCTGAAACGCAAAACTGGCCCTGGAGAGAACCTGGTACGCCTGGTTGGCAGTCCCCGCACAGGTCGAGGTCGGCGAATCCAGGCCCTCTCTAGGGCCAGCTATCCTGTGTGTCCTAGCGCTGCCAACGCCTCTGGTTGTCGATCACATTGTAACGCATGGCGGGCCGAATGTCAACGCCGATCTACGCCTCTCCGTCCCATGGCTCGGGCCAATCCGCCCATGCAATGATCGGGAGCTCGAATGGCTCGAAGGAGTCGCTGTACCAGAACCCGTCGATATAGGCCGCGTGAATCACGAACCGGCCCGACTGGTCGCCATGAACAGTCACGAGTTTCATTCCCGGGTTATCCGGTAGCCGATCTGCGCTCCTGTTCCATGTCAGTTCAGGCATCACACTCCCCCGCCTCTCCGTCCCACGGCTCCGGCTGCTCCGCCCACGCCAGCACGCGCGCGGTCAGTCGCTCAAACCCGTCGAGATACCACTGGCCACTGATGTACGCCGCCATCGCGACGAACCGCTGCCCGCGGCGCTCAATTGTCACCAGCACGCGTCCGTGGGTCTCCGGCAGGCATTCGCTGCAGGGGTGCCAAATCCGTTTAGACATCGTCCTCTCCTCCGTTCTCCGCGGCATCGCAGTTCTCCTCGCCCAGGAACGAGATGAACCCGCCGCCGTCCATTCTCACCGTCGCTTCAAACCAGCCGTCTCGAATGGGATCGAAGCGCATCATGGTGATTCTGGTATCGCCTCCTGCATCGTTGTGTTGCCGCCATATTGGGTAGAAATACCACGCGCCGGGCGCATAGGTGAGGGCCACGAGGGACCATGCCGAAGCGTCATCGCCCGCACCCTCATATGCATCGTTTTCCTCTTTCAGCAGGTAGTCCCACACTGGGCCACGCAGACGTCGCACGCCGTCCTGCCCGGCGCGTTCCTGTCCCCTCATAACGAGGGTTATGCGTATCTCACAGGAGATCAGGGCCCTCAATATTCGCGCGGCCTCCTGCAGACTGCTACGCCCGAAGGCGCCATTGTCAGCCCGCGGATACCCCATTGCCGAGCAGAATCGATCGACGTCAAGAGCAATGGACGCATATGACTCTCCTCGGTTTTCGTACCACTGGTCCAGCAATGCATTATGGGCCCTCGCCATTTGCGCGTCCTCCCGTGAACGCGCTATTGAGAGATCATCCAACTCAGACGCCATCATTGCCTCCGTCCTCCTCCTCGGCGTCGCAGTTCTCCTCGCCCAGGAACGAGATGAACCCACCTCTGTCTAGCCTCGCTACCGCCACGGTGTAATCCTCCGCCTCGACGATGCAGACTATCGTGCCCGTCGCTCCATCTGCTCGCCGCCGAATCCTGTCACCGACCCGCATCGTCGTCTATCTCCCGTCCAATGCGGTCGATCTCGTTGTAGTGCCAGTGCATCCATTGATCCGGTTCGAGACAGACATAGACGACTACGCACGGTTCGACGCCATTAGACGTATCCCGCTCAGTCTGAACGACCTGCTTTACGCGGCCCCGTAGCCACGTGCCGCGATGTCGCACGACGTCACCGATCCGTATGTCCGGTTTCATAAGGCGCCTCCCGGTTTGTCCTGCACCTCAACCTCGTCCGTCCACCAGAGCGTCGTCTGGTTTGGCAGGGGTTGCACCGCGAGCACCTCGAACGGCAGGTCCTTCTCGCCGATCCTGCGCGTCTTCCGCATCGCACCGGTAACGCGCCCCAGCAGGCCTGTCGCGACATGTTTCACGGTGCTCCCAATGCGCGCCGTCGTCGGCGTGTTCTCGACGTTCCACGTCGCAGGATCGGCAGGCTCCAGATCATCGGCCCAGACGTCCCATTCACCGCGCCAGGGCATCCCAACGGTCACCATCGTCGCGTCCTCGGCCTGCATTGTGATCGTGTTCGTGACGCGCGGCTCCGTGCGGACTGCCACGACCCTGCCGCGCAGGCCGAGGCGCGTGTGGACCACCAGATCGCCGGGTTTCATGATCGCGCTCCTCGCCTCGCGCCGGTCCACGGCGTCGGTTGGTCGGCCCATGCCGCTACCTGCGCACCTACGCGGCGCCCAGCGTCTAGATACCACTCGCCATCCAGGAGAAACGCGACGACGTTGCAACGCAGTCCGTCCGCATCCTCTGCCGTTGCCAGGACGCGTCTGCCCTCTGGCGGTAGCATGTCCGCCGTCTCCCTCCATTCGACCATGTTCGCCATCGTCTCCTCCTCCTACTCGCGCCTCACAGTGCCCCGTCGAGGTCGGTTGGTACGTCGACACATGGGCGGTTTGTCCTCGTCACCAGCGCGGGTTTTGCCGCTTCCCCCCGGAACGACGCCGCGCTGGCTGCCTACTGCTCTAGGATGGTCGGTCTTTGTCCCTCCTCTCCCCGCGACTCCATTCGCGGCGCGTCATCTCGCCACTTCCAGCGGCGGCAAAAGCTGTTTCAGCGTCGGGGCAATGTCCTGTGGGCGCGTCACGGTCACTGTCACGACCTGCGGGCCGGGATCTGGCTTGCGCGCGAACGCAGTGAGCACCCAGGCGAGGCAGATCATCCCGACGCAGGCGCACAACGCCTTCATGTAAAGACCCGCGACTCGGTACCGGTCAGTCATCGCCCGCCCTCCTTGCCGTTAGCCTCCGGCGCGGCCTCGATCACCTCGCCCGTCGCGGGATCGACGTCACCCTCCAGCACCGCCGGCGTGTAGGTCTCGCCCTCCCCGGCGTCGAGCGAGACGGCCTTGGCCATCTCGACGCTCATCGGCAGGTATTTAGCCAGGCGGCGGACGACCGTCTTGCGCGCCATCTCGGCCCAGTCCGTCTCCCAAGGCCCCGCCGCGCCCGACTTGCTCCGCTTGCGGATTGCCTCGATCTCCGACCGGGTCATCACGTCAAACATCGGCGTGTCCGTCCCGCGCAATTTGGCCACGGCATAGACGTACCTGACCTTCGATGGGTCGCGGTCACCGTCGTAACGCGGGTTATGGACGATCTCCGGATGCGTCCCAAGGCGCACATCGAATTCGTCCCCCTCGTATACCACGAATGCCTGCACGGTCTCGACCTCGCCACTCCGGCGGGCGAGAGTGATCAGCCCCCGGTAGCCCACGATCAACTGGCACTGATCCTTGTAGGGGAGCAGGTAGCATTCGCCCAGCGCGCTCCCGGGGTCCAGCCCCAGCTCGGCGGCCATCATCGCCGAGCGATAGATGCTTACCATCGTGCAGTTGCGCAGGGCCGGCGTCCGCGCGACGCAGTTGAGCACTACCCGCGCGAGACGGTCAGCAGAGACGTGCCGGGCCGCCGCCTGCGCGATGTCGGCCTTGCGCGCCTCCAGATACTGTGCGAGGGTCCGCAGGTCGTTTCCGACCGGCTTGTTGACATTCACCGTCGCCACCGCCGTGTTCGTCACTGTCATCATCCTCTCCTCTCCGTTTTGAATGGCATCAGAAACACTCTCGGGCCATGCTCCGGCGTATGCCTGCGGATGAGCTCCTCGCTTGGGTTCAACTCCATGGCAATCGCCTTCCAGTCCGGCGCGCCCTTGCGATTCCTCCAGGTGAACACCCCGCGAGACGTGCGCAGCGCCTTAGCGAATCCCATCGCCGCCTTGAGACGGGCGGTACACTGCTCCTCGGCCTGCTCCGCGCCTTCGCACGCCGCCCGCGCAGCCTCTAGCCGGGCGACGACCTCCTCCAGCTCGTCATCGGCGTCGATCGCCGGCCCCACGCTCCACGGGTAGAATCTATCCAGCAATCGCCCATCGTTCTCCGTCGGATCGGGCGGCACCCCGCGCCGAACGTTGTAGTCCCAGAACTCGATGGCAGCCGCTTCCATCTGCCGGGCAACGGGAATGTCGTACTCGATCTCGTAGATGCGAACATCGTCGACCCCAAAGAGGGCGATCAAGTACGCCAGGGGCCCCCGCCCGGTGACGTGCATCTGCCAAACGATTTGCAGCCGCTCATGGAGCGGGATAACGTCACTACCGGACGGACCGTACTCGTTCGCGATGTGCGGCGAGTGCGTCTTGATCTCCACCAGACGCTTGTCCCTGACGCGCTCGTAGTCGGGCGACGCGGCAATGAACCGGGCCGGCTCCGGCCAGCGGCAGAACGCGGCATTGCGCAGGACCTCGCCGGTCTCGTCCGTGTAGATGCGGGCCACGTATGGCTCCATCCGCAGACCGCGCAGCATTTGCGCGTTTGGCGGTTCAGACTCGATCTCGCCCGTCTTTTCGAGATAAACCGCTAACGGTGTCTTCCACGGGCTTGCGCCCATAATCGCCACGACGTCCGTCGCGCCCAAGTACGTGCGGCGCTCGCGCAGCCATTCGGCGTGCTGTTCGTCGGTCATCATAGTTCCACCATCGAGATGAGTCTGAGCGCCTCTTCGATATGCAGAACGGCGTCCGACAGGAACGTGCACCGTTCGATGCGTTTCGCCTCAATGTCACCGGCGAGCGTTTGAGCGGTCCTAATCTCGTCGATGTATGCCTGCAGGTCGCGCTCGAACCGTTTCAATCTGAGTATGAGCCGAGCAACGATCTCCAGATCATCGATGCACGCCCATGGATACTGACCGTTATACCGTTCATCGTCTGTCATGTTGTGTGCCAAAGGATTCCCTCCTTGAGCTACGTCAGCAATGCTCGACACCGCCCCCACCATGCGCCTGAGAGCACCGTTCAGATAGGCATCATCGCGTTGGGCAATCGCGGTTTCGCTTGCGCTATAGTTAGCTCGCGTGGACGCCGCGTAGCCTGCGATGAACGCCTTGTGCGCCAATGGCTTCAGCTCGTTAGCGAGACGAGACAGTTCGTCTCTGATTTTCCCGAGTTCGGCGCGATGTTCGTTGGTCATCATTTGATCAGCACCCCCAGCTCCAGGATTGCGTCCTGAATGGAGTCCATCGCCTCCTGAAGGCCCCAGAAATGCCGATGCAGCTCATCGCTCATCTGGCCGGGATGTTCCGAGGAGAGCGTCTGGCTGAAGGCATCGTTCACCTCGTCGACGTACGGCCTCAGCTCCACCGCGATCTCGTGGAGTCTGACCATGAGCAGGGCGATTGCATGGCGCGTCCTCTCGTCGGTCATAGCTCGCCTCGCTTTCGCGCGTGCATCTCGGCGATCATGTGCAGCCGCATGGCCTCTGCCGGGGTGAGAACGTGCACGCCGCGATTGCAGTGCGCGCAGCGATACTCGTAGAGGCCAATGCGAGGGAAGGCCTCGACGTGGCGGCACAGTTTGCCCGGCGTGTCGGCCCAAAGCGGGCACTGCACCTCGCGCGGCGGCTCGGGCAGCCATGCGTTGTCTGGAGCGCTCATACCAGTCCCTCCCGCTCAGCGGCCTCGCGCAGGGCCAGACGCACGGCATCTGCGACGCTCACGCCGCGCCGCTCGGCCTGCTCCCGCGCCAGCCTGCGCGCCTCGGGGTCGAGTAAGTCGAGCAGAGGATCGGCCTTCTTGCGCAGGTGCCGTGTGGTCAGTGCGTTGAACGTCCGCCACTCCTCCGGCCTGCAGTTGGGGCAAGGAACCGGATCACCCCACGCGCCATCGACGCCCTTGCCATTGCAGATGGCGCAGGTCGGGGCCCCTCCCAGCAGCCGCGAGTTCTTCGCGATCTGCTCCGGCGTCGCCCCCGCTGCATCCGCCTCGGCGATTAGGATGCAGGTATAGCAGATGCCGTTCGGCTCCAACGCCGTTTCGAACCCGCAGCTGACACACCGGTAGAGTTGTGGTACACTGTGTTTGTCCATCCTCATCTCCTCCAGGGCTCGCTCGGCTCGATCCGGGCGGGCCCTCCTCTCATCGAGCAGCAGCGGCAGCAGTTTGCTCCTGCTCGTCGATCTCTGCAAGCGTCCTGCCCAGTTTGTCCAGCGCGATCTCCTTGCATATCCGCGCGAGTTCGTCGCAGCACGGCTTTTCTGGTACGACCGCCTCCCTCTCAATCGCCGACAGGAGCGACCATCGAACGCCTGCGCGTCGGCAGAGCTCGGCCTGTGTCACCTCCAGGGCCCTCCGCCTCGCTCTCAGCTCCCGTCCCGTCATGGTTCATCACCTCCACGACTATGATACTGTGGCGACGCGTAGTTGTCAATAGGTTCCGACAGTTTTTTTCTGGACGTGGCCAACGCCTGCCCGGTTTCCTGAGCGTAAACTACGCACGAGCGCGCTCGCCGAGGCCGAAAAAAACTTGAGATTTTTGCCGCTCCCTATTGACAGCGTAGATACAACGTGGTATAGTATGGTCGTAGTGAGGAACCGATAAGCCGCCACCCACCAAGGGGCGCACGGAACCGGAGAGAACAATGATCACCATCACCCAGACCAACGGAAACGGCCGGAACATGATCCGCGGGTGTCGCGTCACCATCCGCCGAGATGGCGAGCTCATCGACCAATTCGTGGTGCCCGTCATGTGGCACGGTGTCGACTACTGCAAGGCGCATCCGACCGGTCGGTATGGCCAGCGGTTCTATGACGCTCTGGAGGCCGCGGTCCAGGAGTTCAACGTCTAATCTGCCGAAACCGGCCTCCAGGCCGGTCCACGGGGAGGCGGTTCCCCCCATGCTGATGAGGCAAACCCCGCACAAGACGCTACCGTGACCGGAGCGCAGCGGAGGAGAAGGACGATGCGATACACAGTTGAGAACACGTTCCACCACACGCAGGCGACGTTTGTGGAGCGCCCAGACGGTACGATCAGCGCGCGCACCATGCGCCGGGTCCAGCGCGCTCTCTGCCCTAGCCCGACCTGCCTCTGCGACACTTCCCCGGCGAGCGGATATGACGTGGAGTGGTTGAGCGGCTTCGAGCCAGTGTACGACGGGCCGCGGATCGTGGCATACAAGGTCTGGCATGGCGACCCCAACTATATCGACTGACGTACAAGCCGCGCCCGCCCGGCAATAGGCGGGCCCCTACATCGCGTAAGCCGTCACCGACCCGGGACGCAGCGGAGGAGCAGGACGAAATGACACGTGAACAGGTATGGCAGGAGATGCCGATCGACCTCGCCAACGCGGCGCTTCGCATTGCCCGCGCCTACGAGCATGGGTGGGCGCGTTCCAGCGTGGTGCCGCAGGGTGAGGCATACTGGGATTTTGATGATCAGCGCCCCACGCTGGAGGAGATCGAAGAGGCGACGCCTGAGGGCGCGATGGGCAAGGGGATAACTGGGCCGTCGATCGACTTCACGGGAGGCCGTTTCCATGTGCAGCACACGACGCTTACCGGGCGGACGATGATCGACGTGTCCCTGGGACCTGGCGACGAGCGGATACGCTATTCTGTCACGATCAGCCGCCCGAACGGGACGGAGGCATACTCCGTTATTGAGGGCGGGCAGGTACTGGAGTTCGGCGCGATACAGACCGCCTGGGGAAACCGCCATATCGAGGCGTGGAACCGCGCATGGGAAGCGCTCGGGGTCACTCGCCCTCCATTCCCCGGCCTGGTGCGGGAATGGTTCCTGGACCTCCACAAGGGCGACACTGTCGACGTGACTGGTGACCTGCGGTACGCCACGGTCACCGTCTGGCCGGACGCGGAGTTGACCGGGGACATGCTCTACGATCTCGTCCGGATCGCGGATAGCGTCTACGTTCGGTGCTGCTCGGGCTCCAGCATTCGGATCGTCGAGCAGAACTAACACTCGGGGCGGGAGTGATTTCCCGCCCCACTCACACACAGGAGGAGAATGGCAATGAAGGCGGTGCTTGACGGAGTTCGGTACGATACGATGCGCGCTATCGCGGTGGCTCGGGTGTCCGGAGGCGCCGACTCCCACTCCCATTACCGCGGGCAGCTCTACGTGACGCCACGCTCACGGCGATGGTTCGTCGTTGGCGATGGCGGACCGCTGAGCATGTTCGGGCAGACCATGGGCAATGTGTCGACGAGCGGTTCAGGTCTGGTTCCCCTGTCGCCAGCGCGCGTCCGGGAAATCCTCGAACATGGCGATGACGAATGCCAGCGCGCGCTCGACGCCTACGCCGAGGAACTGGGCGTGGTCGACGCTGACAGTCTTCCGGTCGCGGTCTGAGGGAGGATCAAACGGAGATGCGGCAGGCCATTGACGGCGTCACCTACGACACCAAGCATGCGATACCGGTTGCGCCGGTTTACCACAACCCGTTTGATCAGGAGTCTTGCTGGCTTGCGACGCTATACTACGCCCCCAACGGCGGGCGGTGGTTCCTTGCAGGCGAGGGAGGCCCAAAGACGGAGTTCGCTGGGGCGCGCATCATACCCGTCACTCCGGCGCGCGCGCGGAAATTGCTGGAGGAGGGCAGGCACGCGAACGCGCTTGAAGAGTTCGCCGAGGTCCTCGGACTCGTCGACATTCAGGAACCCAGGGATCGGGTTATTCGGTTCCGCCTGTCGGAGGCGGAGCTGGCGCATATTCGCAGGCGCGCGGAGGAGGAATGCCTCACGATGTCACAGTTCATCAGGAAATGCGTCAACCGCTGAGCATTCGGAGGCCCCGGTAGCCACTCACGCCGCCGGGGCCTCCTCCGCCGCTCAATGGCGTCCCCACGCCCAGCCCTACGGCCACGGCGGACGGTCTGAAATCTGCACGCGGCAGGTTGGAGTTTCGGTGCGCGTCAGGTTGTCGGAGCCGATGAGATGGATGGTCGCCGTTAGGTCGTACTGCCCTGCCGGTATCGCTGTCGTGTCGATGGCCATGTAGGCGGTCGGTGTTTGTTTCGCGGCGACGTCATAGCTCGTGCAGGCGCCGGAGGCTGCCAGCAATCCGTCTCGGCTGGTCAATGTCCATAGTGGGGCCTGCATGATCTGGAGCGTGTTCCCAGCGGTCGTTTGGACCGTGAAACCGATGATGGCGACTGTCCCCTGCTCGTACTCGTAGCGGTCCACGTCCTGCCCTCCCCTACTCAATGCGTACGGTGCCCGGCTTCACGCTCCCAGACGTGCTGGAACGGATGACGTCTCGGCTCGTGCGCGCGACTACCGGGATCGGCGTCTTGGGCACAATGATGGCCCCCTCAGTTCCGTAGACGACGCGCCCCAAGCCCGTATCAACGTACGCCTGCCCCCGCCTTCCCCAGGTCAGTATCATGGCCCTACGCCTGCGTCAGGATCGTGATCTGAAGCGGATCCGCCCCGCTTGCCGTGAACGAGAGCGTCACAACTGCGCCGTTGAGGTCCGCCGCCGCCAGGTCGATCATATACGTCGGAACGGGAGCCGTGGCATCGACGGTGACGGCATTCGTGCACAACGCCCAGGCCCCCGTGTCCAGTTTGCGCCGCGCGGTGACCGTCAGGCCGGCCTTGGGCGTGACGTGATCAGCCGAGTCGAGCATAACGAACGTGAACGACGGGAGCGCCTGGTTGCGTTTGACCGCCATCGGTAGGTGAGCATCGAGACTCGATTGCAGGGCATAGCTCGCGCTCGGGAGCGTGCGACTGTTGAGCACGGTGGTCGTCGGCAGGGCCGCCAACTGCGTGTCGATGTTCGCCGAGGCGAGACCGACTGCGGATCGTACGCCCGCCGCGTCGAGTGCCGTACCGGTTCCGCGAGAGGATACTGCCACGTCGAGGTAGTCCGCGATGCGCTTGCCGACGCTCCCCACGACGCTCATGCCGGACGTCAACGCGTTCCAGATGGACGCGACAATGCCATTGAGCGTGTCGAGGTATCCGGCCCGCGCCGTCGTGTACCCCTGCGCGGTCAGGCCAGCCGGGACATCGGTCCCGGAGATCAACGAATGCTCGGCGGATGTTAGGGCCGCGGTTTGGTTGAGTTTGGTACCATCGGTAGTGGGCAATCCCCCACTTGCCCCGGGAGCCGCCGTAGGAAGCTGTTCAAACGTGACGGTGACCGGGATGATGACAACCCCGGAGGTCGCCGATTTGCCCACAAGCGTGCCCACATTGCAGGAGCAATCGGTGGCATCGAGCATCAGTTTATAGACCCCCGGCGCGTTCGTCGCGTCGACCTCGGTGATCGTCGGGGAACCGTCGGGAGGCGCGCTCGTGCCGTCTTTGACCCATCGTAGGGTATGGTTGGCGGAATCGCCCGTCTTCCCGACGTTGTTCACCGTGTCCCATGCCACATACGAGAGCGTCAGGCTCTGTCCTCGGCTTGCCATTATGCGCCTCCTGCAACGGGCGTGAACAGGTGCCACGGAACGCGAATCGCCCCGCTCGGGATGGAGTAGAACACTGACCTGCCTGCGCGCAGCCACATATAGGGATCGTTATAGTGTGCCAGAACCTCGGCGGCAGTAAGCGCCCTGTTACTCCAGATGGCGATCGTGGAAATCGTGCAACCGGACGAGTATGAGAGACTGCTATCGTTACCGAATACAGCGATTGTCCCATTGGCAACGATTTGCCAGGCCGGGGGACTCCATAGATAGCGCCCGTTCAGATACCCAATAATATTGGAGCTATTCAACGCTACGACAGTAAATGTATACGGACTGCCGAAAACAACGACATTCGGGGGCGAGTAGTTGTCCTGCACGCCCATACGTGCAATGTCGAGGCTCATGTCTGACTTATGGATGTTGAGTCCGATTCGATCAGTTGACGAGTTCGTATTATAAAGCACATTGAAATCATGATATGCAGCGTAAAACACGAAGGAGACGGCGATCGTGCACGGCTGCGTAATGACAACGTTGGAGCTGTCACCGGGATATGTTATTGCCTGGGTGTCAACGAAAAAGACCCCGGTCGACGTCCACGTCCCGGTGTTGGTAGCAAATGTTCCTCTCGCTACGTCTCTGATAACTGTCGCACCATATTCGCTCGGTAACATGCCGAGGAACACGGTTGGCGCGGGGCACGGACAATCCCTCCGCCAGATTCCCGGCGGCGAGCAGGGCTTGTTGCCTACGCTGATGAACCGATCGCCCATTCTCCGCTATCCGATGCTATTCGCAGTCGTCATTGTGGCCTTGCAGACCCAGTTAGAGCCGGTAGCGCCGCGGTGTACCGCAAGGGCCCGCACGCGTTTCACGCCGCCGAGATCAATCGGGACCGCCCACTGCTCGGCAGACGTGTAGAGCGCGTCGCCGGACGCCTTGGCATATGCAAGGCCATCCTTGATCGTGATGCTGGTATTCGCGACAACTGAGACGATGCGCACCCATTCCGACTGAGTGTCTGGATTCGCGGCGCAGGTGAGGAAGCACAGCGAACCTGGGTTGAAACCGGACGTGTTGGTGACTGAGAGCACGGTATCCCCAGCGTTAGCCGCAGCGGAGAGGCTCACCGTCACTGCGGCGGTGCTAGTTGGCAATGCGCGAAAATACTCATACCAGTCATTGCCGGATGCGGCCCCTGATACCTCGACGGCCATGTAGTCCGAGCTGCTCTGCAGGTCCGCGGTCGTCTGAGTGACCGCCTTCCACAGATACGCCACTCCGGAGAGCCTCGTGCTGACGTCAACCGGCGTTCCTGTCACATTGCCTGGGAATGAGAGCCGAGCCTGCGTGAGGAGGCTGAGTTCCGACTGCATGTAGATCGCCATGTCAGGCCCCTGTCGCGAATGAGTCGATCACCGAGTTGACGACGAACTGAACGTCGTTGTCGGTCGCGTCGTTCCCCGCCGCCATGATCGTCGCATTCTGAAGCACCGCGTACTTCATTTCCGCCGCCTTCGCCGCTGGGTTCGCGAGAGCCTGCTTCGCCCAGATAACGCGATTGGTGTGGTTGGGAGTGGCCGTATCCTCGTTGATGATATCGCAGGCGGTTCGGAATGCGGCCACCTCTACGCGCCTCCAGAGGTCTCCGTCGCTGTGCATAAGGTAGTAAATGTCGACGTATTCGGCCATTTAGCCCTCCCTGCCGGCCTGTGATGCCGGCGGCTCTTCGAGTTTGCCCTTGAGGTACGTAGCGGCCCCGAGAACGCCTCCCCAGAGCGCGGTCCGCCAGTTCGGCGTCACGGCCCACGTCGCACCCGCGGCCAGAATGCCGTAGCAGATTGTGAGTATTGCTACTTTCGCGATTGTGCTCATTTCGATTCTCCTGCCGGCACCAGCCGCCACGACCGGCCCTTCTCCGCCTCTACCGCCGCACTGAGCAGGAGCCACGGGTAACCCTGCGGGTCGACCTTGCGGCCCGGCGGCGTGGCCACTGCGGCATGTGAGATCACTGGCAGATAGCCGTGCTTGAGACGCAGGGCGGCGACAAGTCGGGCGACGGTCGTGAGCTGGGCCTCCGGCCAATCGTCCTGCCCGTCGATATGTTCCTGCTCGATCCCGATCGTTCTGCTGTTGCCGTGCTCGGGCCGATCCGCCGCGCCGACGTGATAGGCCGTGTCGCTGTCCTGCACGAGGTGATAGAGCGTACCGGCGCGCGTCACGTAGTAATGCGCCGACACCTCCGGCCCGGTGAGCGTTTCGAGGTCACCCTGCTCCCGCCCATCGGACGAATGCAGAATGATCGCACTGATCGGCCCCGTTCTGCCCGGCTTGAACGCCCTCGCGGGCAGCCAGATGTACGCCAGGTCCGGCATTAGAGGTCTCCGTCGAAGCGGTAGTGCACGGGCGCGCCAGTGGGGAGATTGCCGCGGAACTCGCAGACGATGCGCGCGTACCAGTGCAGACCCTCCAGCCCCTCGCGGTGCCCGATCACGCAGTCAGCGTTAGAGAGCTGGACGCCGTCAACGGCCACGACGTCCGCACCACCTCGAATGCCGATCTGATCCCATCGCATCATCGCCGCTACCTCGTGGGGCGATCCGCGGTCGGTAAACTCGAAGCTGATCGTTACCGTTTTCGCGCTTGCGTCGAGCGACGCGTCGGCCTGAATGCTCCCGGCGTCGAAATGGTGCTGGTCCGGCGGACAGTTACCCTTCCAGTGCCGCGGTGCGATGGTCGCGAGCTTCTTGACGATCTCGTCGACTTTTGCCGCGAGCTGAGTGATGTCGAGCTGAGTGGTGCCCATCATTTGCCTCCTGTCGCGAGCCAATGGCCCTCGCGCATGGCCAAACCGAGTATCCCCGTCACGAACCCCATGACGGCGGCAAACATGGCCGAGATGAGGAACCGGCGGGAATCCTCCTGTTGTTTCTCCAGCGAGCTGATGCGCGCCTCGGCCGCGCGCAGGTGCTCCTCTAGCGCGGCCAGACGCTGCGCCGCCTCGTGCTGTCCGCGCGCGATCTCGGGCAACGCGCTGACCTTCTCCTCGATCCGCGCCAGCATCACGCCATTTGCATTGATCGTCTCGATGAGACCCGGCACTGCCTTGCCGAGTGTGATCACCTGGTCACAAAGCTGCATGTCGCCTGCCAATGGACACATTCCTCCAATGGTCATCCTGCGCCTCCCCCGTCGCGGGAGTTATGGACGTTCGCGCTGTCAGGTCCAAACGCCGGTGCACTCACGGCGGGTATCACAGGCGATAGAAGCCCGCCCCGGATCGTCTGAGCCGGAAACGGGCTTCGCAAAGCCGCCTATATGCTGTTGCAATCATTGTACGCCGTACGCGCGTCTATGTCAAGAGCGAATCCGCGGTAAGGCGCATCCAGTTCGTTCCGTCACAGACGACGCAGGCCGCGCGCGCCGTCGCGATCGTCGGGCCGGTGCCCGTTGCCCCTTTGACGACGACCGACTGCCCGCACGTGTTGACTATCCACCGGCGCATGCCTGCCGCGAGCGGCATGACGAGGTTGTGCGTCGCTGTCCATCCGGAATGCGCCGCGAGGATCACCTCTCCGGCGTACTGTGCCGGGAGTACCGTATAGTCGGCATCCGGGAGGGCCCCGGTGATCGACGTCAGACCGCCCGGGACGGCAACGATTGAGCTCCCCATCGCCCACTGTTTGTAGGCAGCAACGGTCGCCACGCCGCCCGAAGCAGAGACCTGCGCGACAATCGCCGCCGTGTATGCCGAGTACCCCGTCGGCGGAGTGGTCGTCGATGTCTGTCTGATCACGCCGTCCGAGCAGCCCCACAGGTAGGTCGTCGCGTTGTCTGGCACCGTTACCACGGTATCTGTCGTCACGAGCCAGACCTGCCGCGCGTACCAGACAGATCCCGCCGGGATCGTTACGCCGAGACCAGAGGCCGTGCAGGCGAACCCAAGCACCACCCCCGCCGGAAGGCAGTACATGGCCGGAGCGTAGGCATCGCCGAGATCGGCCTGCAGGGCCGCCGCTGAGACCGAGTCACCTGTCGAGTAGTTGCGGACGCCCGCCGCCGTCACCGAGGTCGGCAATGTTCCGCCAAGAGTAGTTATCGCCATGAGTTACACCAGCCTTTCTGTCCAGGTTTCGCCGCTGTCGCTCGACGAGAGGACCTTTGTCACGCTCCCCGACGTCGTAACGAGCGCCATTCGCGCGTACCGGCGGTCATAGGCACAGTCGAGAAGCGTGCCCGAGATCGACAGAGCCGTCGCAGCCGTCCACGAGCTCATATCCGAAGCGTCGCTACAGGTCCGCCGCTGTATCGCCCCGCCGGTCTCGTATAGGAGCACCCATAGGCCCCGGGCAAGGTCGTGCTCGATCAACGCCGAGTTTGCAGTCATGCTAAATAGCTCCTGAGTGGTCAGACCGCCGTCTTTGCCATAGCAGACATGGTAGGTGTACGGCGGCGCGGAGGCCGGGGTGATCCCCAGCATGAGCAGTGAGCCATAATGCGGGTTCGCGCGCAGCCTCATCCACGTGTACGGGTAGTCGGTGCTCCGCATGAGCGCGGCGAAGTCCCAGGCGTGGGCCGTCTTGATCTTCTTCGCGTCCGACGCATGCAGCCAGTTCCGCGGATGGTCATACTCGACGCAGCGGTAGGCGGCAGGCGTCGCCACCGAGAGGACAACCCGCTGTCGCTTGCGATTGTGCCAGGTTGTGTAGGCGAACTGCGCCCCTGAGGCGGTCTTGATGGACCGCTCGCCCCGTCCGAGCGGGGTGCCACTCTCCCACCAGCCGATGGAGTTCGTCGTGCCTGTCCCAGCGCTGTCGTTCGTGACCGTGTCCGTGTTCGTTACGGTCTGTGCGTTGACGGGCACGCGCGGGTCTCCTACGTAGACGAGCCCATGCCCGCCTCCGCGCAGGACCGCCGCCGCGGCACAATAGAGCGTGGGCCCATATGCGCCCGTGTTCGTCGAACTGAATGAGAACGCGTCGCCGCAGCCCGGGTAGAACGAAATGCTGTCAACGCAGACCTGAGCATAGAGGTCTGCCGTCTGCGACGGTGCGCCCGCGGGGATGTCGGTTCCAGCCACCCAGCCCGTGCCGGGAACGTAGGACCACCCACCACCGCGAAGCCATCCGATACTCCGGTTCGTGTTGAGCCAGTCGCTGAGCAGTCCACCGTCCGCGGGGTCTGTGACGATCGTGCCCGTCATGGTCCAGCCCGGATAGGCAGGCCACGGCTCCAACTGCGGGTTGTTATCCTGACTAAGCAGGGTATCGATGGGCACCTCGCTAATCGACGTCGTGTCGCCGCCCGAGCTGTGCACGACCGTCTTGACGGCGCGCGCAGTTTCGAACGACTGCCTGCCGTCCGACATGCCGAGAATGCCACGCACGACGTAGGTGTCACTGCTGACGCCCTCGCTGATCTGCGCCGATTGCTCAAGGGCCCACCCAGCCCGAGACGCCATGCAGGTAACGTTCGTTTTGCTCGCCCATGTAACCTCCATATTGAGGAGATGGTACGTTTGCGAGTTCTGCAGTCCCGTGATCTCCAGTTGATTGCAGCTCGTGACGCCCGAATAGTCCGAATCGACCGTCGGGAGCGGCCACCGAGTGTCCCAGGTGTCGACCGCTGCAGTCGCGCTGTCCGGGTTGCACAGGTCGAGGATCGGGTAGCCGAGGCTGAGGTCGATCGGCCGCCCTTTCCAATCGTGTGCCCACGTTTTCGTCGCGCCGGTCGGCGAATAGAGCGTGACGGTTATGCCCGGCCCGGCGGGGCCCGTCATGACGAGCTCCATGACCCCCTGAGACAGGTTCGCCCAACGGTTTGTGAACGTCCTGCGGATGCCTTGCATACCAGTCGCCGCCGTGTCGATGCGTATCTGTTGGTTCTCAATGGAGAGGACCGCGCCACCGAGCCCGTACCACTGGCCAGCCAAGTTGTCTCCGGGAGTGAGCGTCGAACAGTTATCGAAGCTGAATACGTAGTTCTTCGCGCTGACTGCGCTGAAAGTCGGCCAGCAGCGGAATGGTACGTAGACGTCCGCAGTATCCTCCCCGAGCGTGTCGAGGCTATAGGTGCTACCTGACGCGCGCAGTCGGACCTTGACCGGATGGAAGGTGCTTTGGGCAGTGTCCATGTTGTGCGTGACGTCATTGATCGTTACGGCGGCGGCGGCGTATTCATGCTGACTGCCTCCGTCCGTCCAGGAGGCGCCGACCGTGACGGGTGTTTGCAGATGGTCGGAATCGCGATCAATGAGCAGGTCGAGGTTCCCGACGTAGTCCACGTCGTATGCCTTCGTGATCCCGTTGACGCTCCAGCCGCATTGCCCGGCCATTGTCCCGTCGGCGGTGACAACGCCCGTATCTGCTGTCGTCGCGCTCACAGACCCAGCGGCGATCGTGCCCGTGCACCCACTCTCGGAGTATGTGTATCCAGGGTGCCAGAGTGGCAGGTTTGCAATGCTCCCAGAGATCGACGTGGTTGAGCCGGACTGGCTCGTGTCCATTGTTGCCGATAGCTCGGGTCCATAGGCACCGATCCGCGTTGCCTGCGTAACCGCGCCGGTTGCACTGATGCTGAGGCCACCAGCAGTTATCGACGCAATGACCATACCTCCGACCGCTGTACGCTCATACAAGTCCGCAGTCCAGATAGGGTAACCCGTGTCTGCGTCCCAGGAGGATAACGTGAGTTCAACGACCTCCTCGACTGGCACAGAGATCGTGTACGTTCCAGCGATCGACCGCGTGTAAGGTGCCACGACCTGCACGATGTCGTCCGTCGAGTTCGTGGTTGTGCCGACCGTTGCTTTGACCATAATGCCCGACCGTGGCCCAGGAACGCCTTCTGCCCAAACAGAGGCATTGGCCGCAGGGAACGACGCAGAGACCGTGGGCCGTCGCAACGTGCCTATGCCCGGAGGCGGAGGCGGCAGGGTGTAGTACAGGGAGCCATCGAAGCTCCCCGTCAACGTCAGCGTCCGCACCCGGGTCGTCCGCAGGATCATGTCAGGATGTCCGGCCCGCCAACCGCCGAGTAACCCGCGAGGAAGTAGAACGCGCCGGTAGTCGGGTCCTGCAGGCGTGACGTGTCTGGCGTAACAGTGAGGCTCGACAGGCCGCTCGCTTGGCGTTCAAACACCTGATCGGCTGCGGTGTGAATGACCGACGGCAGGCGGCCCGCCGCGCGCTCCATGATCCGCTGGTTCGCCCGTCGCATTGCCCGGCGTGCTGCCGCTGAAGCGATCATTGCAACGCCTCCCAGATCGAGTTCAGCTCAAGCACCTCCGTCTCGGCGTTGTTTCGGTCGATGGTTACTGTCCGGCGTTTGATCCAGAGGATATCCGCCTCGGCGGGCCTGCCGTTCGGCGCGTCGACGCTGAGCGGCGTACCGGTCGTATCGAGCAGTTTGACGGGCGTGCCTGGAGTGAGGAGCGGCTGGTAGATCGGTATCGAGACCGTGCCCACGAGCATTCTATGCATGATCATGTCGAACAGACGCCGCGCCATGACGTCTAGCTGGTGCTGATCGTCGATCGGGTACATGGGGATCATGACTGGAATGTTCCGCCCCGCATAGTCGAGGCTCGCCGGGTTCCCCGCTGCCGGGTTCTGCAGTTTGGAGGTGATGGCGATCGTCGTCGAACCACCCGTTGACACCCCAGGCGTGTTCGTGATCGGCATAGCCGTCGCGCGCCCGATGAGCAGGAGCGTCGTACCCTCCGGCGGCTCCGGGCGCAGGGTTGTGTCGTCGCCATACTGCCATATGCGGTTGTTCACGTCCGCCCGGCCAGGCCGGGGGTCGAGCGTCCAGTAGGCGGAGACGTCGCGCGACCGCTGGACAATGCTCCACTGCCCGGTGTCCCAGTTGTACGGCATCTTCCAGTCCACAAACTGCGCCCGCAGGAACAGGAGGAGAGTTTCCAGCATCTGCTCCAGACTGTCACCCTCCCGCGGCGCGAACTGCCACGATAGGTCCGGGGTCATGATCTTCGGGAGCGTAACGGCGTTCACGGCGTCTGGCACAGGACTAATGGGCGCGAAACCCACCGTCGACAGTATCTGATTGATGGCATCGCCCACCGGCATGTTGTCCTGTCGCGGCGCCCACAGGACCCGCACCTCCTCGAACCGGCTCCAGATATCCTGGAGGGTCCATTCGGCGATGTAGGCCCACGGCCCAGCGCCTCCGAAGGGTTTGAGGGTCGGTTTGCGTGCAATGCCGCCAAACAGTGTGGTCCAGGTCGCGTTGTCCGGGCTCTGCTCCAGTTTGAACACCGTGTCGGCCCGCTCGGCAATGCGTCGCGCCGCCGGGGTCTGCAGGAGCGTGACGGCCCGCCCCTCGAACCGGTCTCGCTCGTCCTGTGACCATTCGAGATGCAGGAGGCGGTCCGCGGTACCGTCGTCGCTCACGTTTGCCAGAACGATCGGCGTCGTGTTCCGCGTCGTCTGGACGGAGGGTTTGTACGCCGTGTAGCCGGTAACGAACGGCGTGAGCCAGTTGTTCGTCGTCGTAAGGGTCAGTTGCGCCCGATAGCGGTGACTTCCGGGATCGTATGGCGTGCCGTCGACGTTGTTCGCCGCTGCCGAGACGCTCGTGCCCGGCGGCTTGATGTAGTAGGGCGTGATCGTGATGGGCTGCGTGGGCACAGGTATGCCGAGGTCGCGCGGCTGATCGACGTAGACGCCGCTCGTGCCGTAGCTCACTCGCCCAAGTGCTAATCTGGTCGGAGCCCACGGGTTGACGGCGATGTGGACGGCGCTCTCCTGCGTGATGTGAGGCACCCCTGCCGCGTCGAACGTCGTTGGGAGGCGGACGAGGTGACCCTTGTAGGTCCAGAGTTCCGCTCGCGCCGCTCGCGCGGAGGCCCCTGGAGCAACGCGTTTAGCATGAAACAGGAGGCCGACGCCGGGGACCGGAATGAAGGAGATCATCCCATGCTCAACAAGGTCCTCGGGCCGCCCGAACGAGAACTCCTCGACGAGCGTCGGGGTTTTGGTCATGTCGCCGCGGTCGTAGAGGACCACCCGGCACCGGCCCCCCTGCCCAAGATGGACACCGATGTTGTCCCACTGAATGAAAAACCAGTCCTGCTTTCGTTGAAACTCGTCCGAAAGGGGCTTGAAATAAAACGTGAACCCCTCATCGGCCCGGAGCGTCTGCGTCGAGTGCACCGCCCATACGAGATCGTCGTGAATGGCAGGCATACCCATTATCAGATAGATAGCAATGTCTACCAGTAGCTGGATGAGTGTCTCATCGCCTCCGGCAGGCAATATGGGCGATAGATACTCCCTGCCGTCCGAGTCGTACGACGTGCGCCAGTAGGCCTGCTGATAGCTATAGCCCGAGATGGGCAGGGTGTCCGACGACGCGCCTGTCGTGTCGTAGTTGGGCCGGAGCATGACGAGATGGGTGATCGGGTCCTGGTAAACTGTTGGTGTAGTTTCGCCCTGGCGTAGGAAATCGGTACAATGAAATGAGGCGAGATAACCCGCCTCAGTGGGCCAGACGTACGGTTGATCTAGCGTCAATCGCCAGTACACAGGAGGCTCCTATGCCACGCTACACACTGCAGGACGCAGGCGATGATCTCGCCGCAGTGCTGCTCGCCTGCGCAGTGCTCTACGCCATCAACTGGCTCGAACCGGCGACCGCTGCCGCCGTGTTGGTCGCTGTAGCCGTAGGGTCGAGGGCCCGACGCGAGGATCGCGCGTCCAGGCCCCAACCCAGGCATTAGCCGGCGACCAATAGCACGTCAAGCGCCTGGCTGCCCGTCCCGGTCAGCGCGATGGTCTTGATCGTCGAGCTCACGACCGGCGTGTTTGCCGTGATTGCCGCCTGCGGGCCGAACAGAATCTCCTGCCCGGGCTGCAGGGTGATCGAGAACGTCGTACCCAGCAGGCCGTACGGGTTGGTCCCGCCTGGTGCGATGGTGATGCTGTTTGCGTTCGTTGACGGATTGCGGAACTTAGCCGCGACAACCTTTTTGCCGTTGAACGACTGCGTCGCGCCGCCGAACGATGGCAGGGCAGTCAGGTCGATCGTCGCTGCACCAGACGAAAGGGCCTGCTGAAAGTCCGCCACGGCGTTACAGGCCGGCGTAGTGGTCGGACCGTAGACGTCGTCGCGCCCGGCAGTGACGCCGCCCGAAAACAGGGTGTGGTTCACGACCGAGCTCGGCGCGATGCCAGCCCCGCTCGGCACCTCGACGACGTCCAACTTGCCGCGGTAGGTAACGCTCTGAATAGCCATTGTATCCCTCCTAGACTCCCGATAGGGTAGCCATTGCCCTGCTTAGGTTGATCTGCGCCTCGATGTCCGATGCCCCGCGGCGCGTTCGAATGCCGCCCCCGATGATCTGCATTCGCAGTTGTTCCATAGCATCTGCAGTCCGCTTCGTGTTCTCTGCCGTTTGTTTCGCTGCGTCGTCCTCCGGCTTGGGCTGGTAGTTCTCCCAGATGCCGTACAGAATGCCGAGCAATGCACCGATGGCACCGACGTAGATGTTCTTCAAGAGCATCCCAGGCAATGCTCCCTCCAGGCCGCGCCCCAGCGCGTTCTTCGTACTGTTCCATCCGCCTGGTTGATCGTTCGTCATTGCCATGCCACCGGCGAGAGCAGCGATTGGCAGGGCGATTCCGAGCAGTTTAGCGAGCGTGCTTCCGAGACCTCCGCCGAACAACCTCAGAACCGGAGCGAGAATGCCACCTATGCCAGCCGCCTTCCATCCGATCGCAGCCCCTGTATTCGTAGCCGCCGCGGTGCCAGCTGACATTGCCGCGGCGTTCGACGTCACCGCCAATGACTGCAATGCCGCATTCAGGCGCATCAGGCCGATGTACGCCCCATACATGCTGGCAATGAGCGACGGCCCAAGGCGCACGAGACCGCCAACGATGAGAGCAAACCCTCCAGCGCCGCCGAGGCGCTCATTGAGGTCGCGGAGGCGCTGCGCGGCCCACGTTACCGCCCGCGCGATTGCGCCGAGCACGGGTATCAGCATTTGCCCGGTCGGGAGCATGATCTGCGAAAGAGACTCGGCGAGGTTCTGGAGTACGCCAGTAAAGCTCATCGTCGCCGGGTAGATTTTCTCCATGCCCTTGATGAGCAGTTCCATCGCCCTCGGGCCCTGGTACGCGCCGATCGCCTGCGCCGCGCGTGCGCTGGCGAGCTGGTCGGTGCCGAAGTCGCCCAATCCTGCCGCCTTCGCGACCCGGGCAATGTCAATGCCCTTCGCGGCGAGCGACATAATCGTATCCTGCCCCGCCGGACGGAACGATGAGCCGAGAGCGGCGAGCGTACGCGCCACGTCTCCGACGTCCGCCTCGCCCCAGCCCTGCGCCGAACCGACCGCTGCCAGCGTGCGCAGGGTCGCCACCGCCTTGTCGCCGTCGTGAGTGACCGCCGCAAGTCCCCGCGCATAGCCGATGAGCGCCTCGGTGCGGTACGGCGTCTCTGCGCCCATCTGCCTCAACTCTCTCATGATCTTGTGGGCCGCTTGCGCGGAGCCGAGGATCGACTTGAACCCGATCTCGATGCGCTCGTACTGGGCCGCGAGGCGAACACCAGCGAACGACGCCGCCGCCGCGCCGAGCATGCCGATGCTAGACGCGAGCGTGTTGACGACGCCCATCGCCTGCACGGCAGGAAGTTTGATCGACGTGATCGACGCGCCCAGGTCCTTCGTTGACTGCTCCGCCGGGTCCGCCTGTTTCTTGAGGCGAGCGGACGCCT